AAGCTGAAAATGATAAACTAAAAGCTGAGTTAGCAGCACAACCTGCTTCAGCACCTTTAGATACTAATAAATTCAGTTCAGAAAGAAAACCAATGGCTAGAAAAGACTACGCTAAGTTATCTAAAAGAGAAAAATTCTTACAAGATTTAAATAAATAAAAATTAATAAATAAAAAACAAAAATTATGGCATTTACTACAACAAGTAACTATGCAGGTAAGGCGGCAGGATTTTATGTATCAGCAGCTTTAAACCAAGCAAACTCACTAGACTTCTTAACTATGATTGAAAACATCAAGTATAAGTCTAACATTCAAAAAATGGCAGGTTCATCATTAGTAAAAGACGCTTCTTGCGACTTTACTGACGCAGGTACTCTTGCACTTACTGAGAATGTATTAACACCAAAGAACTTACAAATCAACCTTGACTTATGCAAGTCTACTCTACTTGATAGTTGGGAAGCGTTACAAATGAGAGCAGGAGCAGGCGCACCACCACCTGCATCTTTTGATGACTATGTAATTTCTTATATGGGAGAAATTATCGCTAATGGAGTTGAGGCTTCAGTATGGTCAGGAGCAGCAGCTACAGCGGGAGAGTTTGAAGGTTTCTTAACAGGAACTACAGGTATCTTTGCAGTAGACGGAACAGTTCAAACTTCAACTGCTTCAGGTGCTTATACAGCAGCTAACATTATTGCTAACTTACAAACTTTAACAGCTGATATGGCAACTAAGATTTCTGCTGTATTAAGAAAAGATGACTTACATATCTACATGTCTCCTAAGACTTATGCTTTATATGTATCAGCAGTATCTACTTTAGGATATGTTAATGCTTACAATATGAACGGAGACTATGCACCTGTATTTGAAGGGTACAAAATTGCTGTTTGTAACGGAATGGCTAACGACCAATTAGTAGCAGCAGAGAAATCTAACTTATTTTTTGGAACAGATTTGATAAGCGATATTGACGGACCTAGTATCAAATTATTAGATATGGCTGCTCTTGACGGGAGTGACAATATGAGATTAGTTGCTCGTTACTCAGGAGGTGTTCAAGTTGGTATCGGAGCTGATATCGTTCACCAATCATAATAAAATAAATAATACGGAAGTGGGTGCTTAGGCACTCACTCCCTTAACCTAAAAAACAACATAAAATGGCTTGTACAAATTTAACAAAGGGAAGGGGACT